GTGCGCTTAGGTTTGTTGTAGCCTGCGAACTTTTCGCCACGATACTCAATAGCCATTACTTAACAATACCTGTCTCTACTTGCCATTCATACTTGGCTTTCTTTTCCATCTCGGCAGAACCATCAATCGCTTTAGGTTGCAGCCCTTCTTTGCGGAGACGTTTATATGCGGGCATATCCACATTCCACTGCTTCTCACGCTTATTCACTTGTTCCACCTGTTGACCACGGGTAGTGGTGGTGTTCATACCTGTACGGACGTGGGCGATACGGCAGCCGAAGCAGCCTTCCACATCCAGGTTAGGGTGAGTTTCACGATGCTTCAATGTATTCCCCATATCCAGCAGCCGTCAGGTCTGCTTCTTCCGTGGCGTCAATAATGTTTTCGTGTCCACCGAAATAGATTTTTTCTATCATGTCAAAGGTGGCTGGCTGGTTCTCTGTGTACCCGCCGTCTGTCAACTTGTACACGTTGCGTCCACGAGGTCCGTTGGCTACACGGGCGAATAGCCGTGATTCTGGGCTGTTGTCGTATAGGTCTGTCCAATACACAAAGTCATCTGTTGGTGGACGAAACACAGCCATACATTCATAATAGCAAAAGCCCCCCGCCTTTCGGACAGGGGGCCTCGCTAACTGGGTTCAGTTAATTATGAAGCGTTAGCACCAATGCTGGATGCTGACTCAATTCGGCGGAGGCTTGCCTCACGGAAGCGTCCGTATCCACCAAGCCAGTACCAACCGAGAGGCTGAAGACGCATGAGAAGGTCTGTCACGTTTCCACGGACAATCTTCGGAACAGCGCCGTTACCATCGGTGATGGAGTGTGCCTTAGCAAGAGCCTGACGACCCATGATGAGCGTTGCATAAACGTCAATGTTTCCTGCTGCACCAGCGTTGTCTGATGCGTTTGCAAACAATGGCGCACGAGGCGTCTCAATGAAACGGACACCTTCAAAGGTTCCGATTTCACCGTTGTAGATGCCTGATGGGTTGACGTAGTTTGCAGGGGTACGCCATGCTGCAGCGTCGGTTGAACTACGGAAGTCGTAGGACACGTCTGGGTGGATGTAGCCCATGTAGGTTCCGTTGAAGGTTGCTACGTTTGCTGCACGAAGTTTTGCAACTTCCTTACGGACGTCATTCGCTGCAAGCACGTCATCGGAGTTGATGGTGGTACGGCTTGTTGGGTCGGTTGCACCGCCCGTTGCGTATGACACGTTGGAACCGCCAGCAAGAACGTCACGCACAACACGGTCAATGGAGTCACCAGCGTTGTAACCAACAATGTTGGCTGCTGCTGCGTCAACGTCCAAGAACGAGGTTCCACGGAGTTTTGCGGTGGTAACAACTGCGTTACCGTATTCAGCGAGGGTAACTGTTACCTGGCTGTCCGACAATGCAACTGGGGTAACGTCTGTTACTTCGTTGAGTGTGGAGGTTGCAGGCGACAAGTCGCTGAAGATTGTGAATGTGACAGCCGAACCTGGCATTGATTGTGCGGTTGGCATAACGTCTGCAGCCTGGTCAAACAAGAGTTCTGAACGCAATGCGAAATAGGCAATGCGGTCAAACGCTGTCTGGTCTACTGCAAGGGAGGAGGTAGTTGTTTCTCCAGCCATTTTGATTTTCCTTTACGGGTTGAAGTTTAGAGTAATTCTCGTGCTTCAGCCAGGATTGCCAAGACTTCTTCTTCTGAGGAGGCTTCGTTGATTCGCTTGTTCCAGTCCACAGGTGGTTGGGCTGTGCCTTGACCCTGGGCTACATTTTCAGTTCGCTTCCAGGCGGCGGCTTCTTCACCGTTGTTCGGGGTGCTAATCAAGTTTGCTTCCACAGCAGCCTGCTTGATGGCTTCTGGAGTTAGTTCACCGTCATAGGCCTTAACGAAATATTGCGTCATCTTGTCTTGCAGGTTTAGTCCTGCTTCCAAGAACGATGCCTTTCGTGCGGCTTGTTCGGCTTGTTGCGCCCGCCTTTCGGCTTCTGCAAGTTGCTTCTCCAGTTCCTTCATCCTTGCCCGAACTGGGTTGCGGGTTTCGGTTTCAGACTGTTCGTCTTCGTAATCGTACTCTGACATATGGCACTCTCCTTAGAGTCCACACCACATCGGAGGTATGTGGTGGCTACGTTTGATTTGCACCCCTTGTTACGCTGCGCTATCGGGGGATGTCACGCAGGTTTCAGCCTTCGGCTTACAGGTGTCACTATAACACACTATTGTCCGACTGTGCGTAGTCCTGTCACTCCTTGTTGAGTTTCTGCTAGGCCGCCACCTGCTTCAAACTCTGCTTGTCGTTGACGGCGGCGTGAAGCGATACGTTGTGCTGCTGCTGCGTTAGTGCCGAAGGTTCCTGCGATTTGTTCTTCAACGCTGATGGCTTGTTCGCCTTCTACCATTGGTCGGAACAGTTCTTGTGTTTCTGCGAGTTGTGCGAAACCTTGTTGTGCTGTGGATTGTCCTACGCCACGAGCGACCAGTTCTTCTGATTGGGCTGCGGTGAGTTGGAGTCCTTGTTCACGGGCTGCGTTTGCTCGTCTTGCGGCTTCTGCTTTCTTCACTGCTTCTGTTTGTTGGAAACGGGTTGGGTCAATGAGGAACGCTGCGATGTCGGAGTCGTTGAGTCCGTAGAGTCGTTTTAGTTCTTCTTTGGTCCCTGGTTCTGTTTCCATTACCGCACGGTAACCTCTTTGGATTCGGGTGTTGAGTTCGTCTGCTCGGACATCGTTGCCGATGAAGTTGGCGAAATCTTCCTGTGAATCGTAAAACCCTTTGGGCATACCATTAGCACGAAGCGTGTCACGAAACTCCTCCTCAATCTTCAAATAGTCCTGCTCATTGATTGGTGGCAGACCACGTTGCTTACGCAACTCCAACCCCTTAAAACGAGCCTTGTACTGGGCTGTGTCACGGACAGCACGGAACACAGAGTTCAAAGCATACGGACCTGTGAACTGGTCAGGGTCATCCTGAATAGCGGCATCAAGGTTCCCAATCAAACCTTCCAAGCCGTACTCACGAAGAATGTCTAGTGCTTCATCTCTTGCAGCCATTACGCCATCTTTCCAAATCCCTGGGCCAAGCCCATCGCTACGTTACGGTATATATCTTTAGCCTGGTCAGTGTTCTGCCACTCAGGAAGGCTACGAAGATACTTGTTCCACTCCCACAAATCCATCTGACGGTACTCGTTCGTCTTCGGGTCACGATAGTTAAGAGCCTTGTTCCACTTGTCGCTAGTCCAGTCAATCTCAGACATATCAACAGCAGAACCGAGAGTTGCCTGGGCCTGTTGCTTATAGGCGTACAGTGCTGTCTCAACGTCCTGTCCTTTGTCTAGGGCTGGCTGGAGTGAACGGAACTGTGTCTTGGCGGAGTCACGCATGAGGTCTTCCCATTGTGTCTCTGATTTTTCACCACGCATAATCTGTTGAATCCAAGTATCAATCTGCGAGTCAGATGGTTTCTGTGCATACGCCGCAGCCTTCTGGCGAAGGTTGCGTCCGACAACACCTGAACGCAGGTCAGCGATTCCTTGTGCGCCACCAAGTTGTGCAGTAGCAATCGCTTCGGAACCAATAGCATTTGAGAGTTGCTGTGCTGACCAGCCAAACTTGATTTTATCTGTGGCTAGTTTGCGGAGAGTGTTGTCGTCAAGAGTGATGCCTGTCGCTGTTGTGCTGGCTCGCAGCCCTTCTACTTCCTGGTTGATTTCGTCATCCAGAGTTGCTGGGTCTGTTGATTGGCGGATAGCGAACTGACGGGCAGACTGTTGGGTAGTACGGAACCAGCCAGTGTTAGTCAACGAAGCCGTCAACTTAGTTTCGTCATTGAACCAACCTTCCTTAACGGACTGGTCAATAACTTTCTTCACATCGGCGTTGCCGTTGTATACGTCCCAGAGTGAACCGAATTCTTGCTGGATGATTTGTTGCCAACGTTGTCCACCAACTTTGACTTTTTCTCCATCAACAACAACAGTTGTTCCGCCACCAGCAGCAGGTCGGCTTGGTGTCGTTGTTGTTTTCTTGGTTGTCGTTGTTGTCTTAGGGGCTGTCGGGCCTGTCGTTTTCGCACCTGTTGGGCCAGTAACTTTTGCGCCTGTTGTAGTGGTTGTTGTTGGACCAGTCGGGCCAGTAGCACCAGTAGGCCCTGTCTGGGTTGCAGTTGCAGTTTTACCAGAACGGAGATTATCAATGACAGCATTTCTACGGTCAAGTTCTGCCTGATTGGTAACAACTTTACGAGTAGACCTTGTTGCCGAAGGACCATTACCCTTAATAATTGTTTCTGTTCTGATGGTTCCCTGTTCGGCAAATCTGTCAAGGAACTGGTCTGCCTGCTTCGGGCTTTCCGTTAAGAAACTTTTGAATCGTGAATCCTTTGTCGGGTCAATAGCAATATTGGTTAAACGTGTAACATCTCTGCCGTTTTCACCCTTTAATGTGACTTCACGTTTTACAACAGCAACAATGTTCTTGTTTGATTTAACAAAATCAGAAACCTTTTTCCACGCTTCATAGTTCGCTACAGCACTGTCAAAGTCTTTTACATCAATAGCGGCGGCTTCATTGTAGAGACGCAAGAATTCTTCACCAGCAGCATTTGATTTTGCTTGGTCACCAACACTAGGTCCGTATCTGCCGTACTTCTTTTTGTCTGCTTCAAGTTGTTTTACTTTTGCTTTTTTGTCTTTGATTAGTTTGTCAAGTTGAGAAGATGTGTAGGTCTTACCACCAACAACATAACCACGTTTCTTGCTGTCATATGAAACTGTATTCAGGTCTTCAATTTCCGAATTAAGTTTCTTAATGTCGTCATCGTAGAAGTTTGGGTTAGGAACATATGATGCCATTACAGACCCTCAATCAGTTTCGCTACGTTGCTAATAGCACTCAAATACTTATAACCTTCAGACTCGGCCCCATACTTCTGTTGGATACGGTTCTGGAAAAACACATCAGCCGATGGTGCTTGCTGTGAAGAACCACCCGCCTCAGCACGTTGAACACCCTGATATGCAGCAGAAAACTGTTTCGCTTCCGTCTCCGTCAACTTGCGACCAATGGTTGCCAATGCTGTTTTGTTGGCAATCTCTACAAGGTCAGCAGTATTTGATACTTGCGCTACACGACCAGAACCCTGTGTCATAGGTGCTTGTGCAACAGTGTTGAGAACAGTGTCCCAGGTTACGCCTTTGATGTTGGCGTAGTACAAAAGGTCGCCAAAGGCTGCTCTGTCGTTATCGCCAAAGCCACCTTCTTTCTTTCTGTTTCCATACCAGCCACGAGAATACAAAGTGTTAACAAGCCTTCTTCGGGTTGTTTCTTTCAAGCCGCCAAGAATCTGACCAGGGTCAGTGTTCAAGTTATAGAACGGGTAAACCTTTCCATCTGGGGAAACAACACCAGATACAGCCATCTGCTTAGGTTTTGTAAAAAGACCTTGTTCAATGCGTTGTGGCGGCATCACATAATTTGGCTGTGCAGGAACATATCCTTCACTTACACCAGTCGCACCACCACCAGTTCCACCTGTCCCGCCACCAGAAGGGAACGGGGTATCACCAATTTGGTTATCAAGAAATGCGGAATCACCCATATCAGACATTAGTCAATCTCCTGTGACAGTAGACGGTCATAAACCCTAGCAAACTCTGGGTACTGCTCAATAAGAGCATCAGCGTGAGAAGCCAAATATTCGTGCAAGTCACCAAGTTCATCGCTCTTTAATGTTTGGAAACCACGCTTGTTGGCTTCAGCCAGTGCAAGGTTGCGTATTTCTTCGTACTCCAACACAGCCTTAGCAACAGGGTTGTCTTGCAGGTCGTCACGTTTCGCAGCCTCAAACAAAGAGTTGATGTTGCGTGGGACCTCTGTCGGGTCGTATTCCATCTCGCCAAAGCCAGGGTACTTGGCAATGATTTTCTTTTTGTAGTCAGCCAGATAAGCACGGGTTTGCTTATTCATATTGGGGCCGAGGTATTCTTTCATGTCCTTGTAGTACGCCAAGCCGATAGCCTTTTGTGAGGCGTTAAGGATTTCTTCTGGGGTGAGACGGCGGCGCTTACCTGTACGCAACTGGCGGGTGTACACCTCAAAGTCAAACTCTGTACCCATCGGACCGAAGTATCCAGCGACACCTTTGTATTGGCGGAACAAAGCATCGTTACGGCGTTCAAAGTCACCGAACTGTTCTGATGCTTCCAGGCCACCAGCCTCGGATACTGTCTTGCCAGAGAGGTATGCGAAGGCGTCTTCACCGAAGATTTCAATGAAGCGAAGGTTTGCGGTGTCGTAGTTTTGGTTGCGGAGTGACTGCAATGCTGCGGCTAGACCAGAAGTATGAATGTCGCCTACTGCTGTTTCTACTGTTACGTCATAGTCACCTGCGGCTGGACCAGTAAATTGCGTTAAGCCACGAAGTACCACAAGGATACGGGCCTTGTCACGGGCTTCTTCCAGTAGACGGTCACGGTCATTCGGGTTAGCCAAATCGTACTTACCCGTAGACGACAAAGCCTGCATAGTCTCGGCATAAGTGTTAGCGAAGAAACGCCCGTTAGTTTGGCCCGTAATACCGTCATAGATTTTTTGGATATAAGACGGGGTTAACGCACCAACAACGTTGGTTTTCTCACCGTATGGGAGCATGACACTACGAACAAAGTCAAGCGATGGCGTGTCCTTCAACAGTGCGCTTGCCGCTACGGTAGCCATAGGTCCAAGACCAGGACGAACGTCCAAACCGAGGAACAAACCTTTTACTGGTGCAGCAAGTTCAGCATCAACACCTGTCACCATCTTGGTCAGATTCCCTGTTAACGGGAACGTGAATGACCATTGCCCGTTGGTTGGGTCTTTGAAGAAGAATCCACGTCCGTCACCATCAGGGTCAAAGTCACGTCCACCCTCAATAAGTAACTGCATCTTACGAAGGGTTTGAGCATTAGGGAGATAGCCAAGTTCTCCACCCTTTACAGGCACAAACGAGAATCGTGCGAGACGACCCAAAAACTCTGCCTGTTGCTGTGCGAATGGTGAAATAAGACGAAGAACGTCAGTTGCGTTACGGCGCTCAACAGCGTTATACACCATCTTCTGATATTCATCAAGGGCTTTACCAGAAGCAAAAGAACTAACTTCCTCAGCGTTTAATGTTCCATAGAGTTTGTCGGGGTTAGCCTTCAAGTCTTGAAGTTTCGCCCACAAACCAGGTGTCAAAAATTCTTCTGGGTTATTGCTACGTTCCGTGATGTCATCAATGATTTTGTTCAATGATGCCTCGTCAAGGGAGATAGCAAGTTTGTCTACCCAATCATAGTAGAGACTCTTAAATGCTGGGGAACGTTCAAGTGTGGCGATTGGTTTTGTGTACAGGTACGAGTGAAAAGCGTTAACCATACGGTCCATTGATTTCAGCAGCGATGCTGATTGTGGGTTGCGTGGGTCACGGATTTCACCAACAGAAACCTTCGGCATATTGGGGTCCATATAGATTGCTTCGTCACGGAGCAGTTCTTCAAGGCGAAGACTGTTATCTCCTGCGCCATCAAATGCGAACGGTGAAACATTAAACGTTGTGCCTGCTGCGGTTTCGTCAATGGATTCAACACGGGCAAGATAGGTTTGCTTTACCTTACGCTTGCCTACGTTGCGAACCGTGCTTACTTCTACACGTCCACCAACACGCATATCGCCAGCAATGTTCTTTGCGTCTACTGCTTCAATGCGACCAGTGAGGCGTCCCTGGCCCACAACATCAAGTAGTTCAAGGTTTCTTCCTGTTACTTTGTCAAGGCGGGCAGAGTTTGACTGGAGCAAATAGCGAAGGTTATCGGCTTCTTCAAGGTCAATACGTTCAAAAGATGTTTGACGTGTTGTCTTGTTGTAGATTGCTTTGCCGTTCTTATATGAATCGTTGATGGTATTAAACCATTTAACTGCGTCTTCATCACCAGATTTAACAAGGCTAATGATTTCGTCAATGGATTTACCCTGGGCTAATGCTCGCATTGACCAGTCAGCGTTAAGGCGTCCTAGTTCGTCACCGTGCGCTCTAGCGACATCGGCGTCCACCTTGTCTAAACGGCGTTCGTATGGCTTGAAGATTCCTAGTTTTGTTGCACGGCGCTGTGCAGCGAGAGGGTCTTTATAGTATGCGGCAACAATGTCACCAGTGGCAGCACGATAAGCACGGATAGCGTCATCAACGGAACCTTCACCACCGAGTTGTTCCCAGTTCTGTGCAAGGATGTCACCTTGTCCACGCTTCTTGCCGACCATTGCCCACCATTGGAACGGGTGGATAAATGGGTTTGCTGCACCAGCCTTACCTGACAATGCGATAGACAACTGCGAGTCAACGGTGTTGCGGAAGAAGTTACCACCAGTGAGTGTGACAAGTTTACGCCACACGTTTTCTTGGATGTTTTCAACGATTGCTAATGGAAGACGTAACTGGCCTGCTTCGTCAAGACGTGCAAGATTCGGGTCTTTCTTTACATAGAACTTGTTGTATTTGTTTGTGAGGCGGCGTACTTGTTTGGGGTCTGGGATAAAGAATTCTTTTTGCCCGATTTCGCCCACTGTTTGTGGACCGACAATAACAATGTCGTCTGCGTCATCGCCTAAACCGTAAATGTTTTTTAGCAAACCTTCGTCTGTTTTTTGGCCTAACTCGTCAAGGTTAAATAGTAGTGTGTCTTCACGGTATTGGCTGAGACTTGCGTACAGTTGGTCTACTATTTCTTTTGGTGTGCCAAAACGCACCATTGCTTTCTTGGCTTCTTCTTCAAGGTCGTCATAGAACTTGTTGATTTCTACTTCGTTGCGTGTCGCTAAGAGTTTACCTGCACGGTTAATGAAGTCTTTTCGTAGGTCTGGAACTGCAACATTGCCAGCATCATCAAGGATTGCTTCACCTGTTTTGGGGTCAACTTTTGGACCTGAAACCTTAAACAGTTTCAAAGCACGGTCAATAGTTTCTAACTGTTCAATCTGGTCACGAGGGGTTTCTGCCTGATACAAGTTGACGTGTGTCCGTGGCATCTTTGCAAACGCACGAGACACGCCCTCACCAAATGGTAAAGATTGGATTAAAGCGTTACGTTGCGCTAGTGAACGATACACACGGCGTCCACCACGAATACCAGCAGTGTTAGTTACTTCTGTGCCGAGAGCGTCCAGCAAACCAGCCATAACTTCTTGCTCTGTCTTAGCGTCAGCAAGACGTTGGGTAGTGGCAGGGTCTAACTTTCGTCCCCACAGTTCCCATGTTTCAGCGAAATCGTTTGTTTTTGCGGTACGTTCAATAATTCGGCGTCCAAAACCAGTAGTAAAGAAACGGTTTGCTTGTTCAAGGTCTACCGATTCACCAATCAAACCAACAGATTCACGCAATGCTTCACGTTCAGCAGCGTTAAGTTTCGTTAAACCAACTTCTTTTGAACCTTTGCCAACCATACGGGATACGTCAGCGACAGCACCAACAACTTTGCTAGTGCTACCTGCTTCTTGTGCGGCACGAGCAGCAGAACCAACAGCACCAGCACCAGGGACAACAGGCATACCAAGAGCAAGACCAGCGTCCAAAGCGCCAGACAAAGTGCGGTATGCAATAGTGTCAGGCTCTAAAAATGTGGAAGCCAAACCACGACCAATAGTGAAAGCCTCACCGTTGATTTCGCCACGATACCTTCTGGCCCGTTCAGACTGTAATTCTTTCGCACGACCACCAATGAAGAAACCTGTTCCTGATTCATCGCCGTTAGCAATCATTGAACCCAGGTCGGTAGAAATAAACCAGCCGTCTACATCTTCGTTCTTGTCAAAAATCTGGGCGATACCGCCCTGAACGAACTGTGTAGGGAACTCCAACGCTGCAAATGTATAACGTGAAGCAGTTTTTAATGCGTTAGAAATGTTACCGAATAAACCACTTGGCTTTTTGGGTTTCTTATCAGCCGCTACTGGCGCTGCTTTTTTAGCGATTTCTTTGATTTGTTCATCAGTGAACTCTGCTTTAGCAGCAGAAAGTTTCAAACCATTAGGAAGAAACGGAAACTGGTTATGGATTTGTCCTACACGTTGCGCTAACTGTGGTGTAGCAGTGGAACGCATAGCGTTACGTTGACGTTCTTCTTCAGCAATCGTTGTCCAGATTGCATCTTCCATCTCTGGTGTGGACACTTATTGACCACCAAACTTCAACGCTGAAATCAAATCACGCAAATCATCGTTCGGATACATCTGATACAACACATCAAGTTCTTCCAACACAGGGTCACGGGTAGGAAGAATCATTGGTTTAGAACCCATAACAGGAGCCATGATGTCTTGTGGTCGTTCTGTTGGGGCCATCAAATCAACCACATTGCCAGGTGCAGGACGTGGTTTTTGTGGGGCCATATCAGTTGGAGGCGCACCCATTGGTGTGATTTTTTGTGCAGCAAGTTGTTTACCTGCTTCACCATATGTTTGCCCTTTAGCGGCTGTTGCAGCCATCTTTGCTGCAGGGTTCTGCAGGTCTGTACGGTTTGGATATTCAGCCATTGTTACCCTCCGAGTCTGCTGGCAAGGCTAAGAACTCCACCTGGCGAACCTGGAGGGGCGGCTGCTCCTGCTTGTGGTCCACCTAACTGTCCGAGAAGTTGGTCTAACGAAGGTTCTCCACCAGGACCACCCATACCTGCTTCTGCACCCATACCTGGCATCGCCAATCCTGGCATTGTTTCTGGTGAACCAGCAGGTGCTTGCGCTGCCTGTCGTTCTTGCGCTCGTTTCTGTGCAGCCTGGATAGCGGCAGGAAGTGACATCTTGTTTGTACCAACAAGTTCAGCGATATACGCCAAATCATCTGGCTGGTATGGACCGTTCGGGTCTGCTGCTTGTGCCTGGATAGATGACAAGAGTGCTGCTTCAATTCCTTCGGCAACGATACGGTCACGTTCCAGTTCTGGGTCTGCAATCAACGGGTCTGCTTCACGGGCAGATTCTTTAGACATCAATCCAGTTCCAAGTCGCTGTCCCAACCCGACAATAAGGCTGTTAACGTCCGAACCAGAAGCAGGGTAAGAAACAAAGTGATGGTCTGTTTCCCAAAGTTTCTCAGGCGTGTAATCCTTCTTACCACCTGTGAACCCTGACAAGAAGAAAGACTTAGGTTGCTTACCCCAGTAGGTACGTTCAATAGCGATAGCGATTTTATCTTCTTCTTTGAGTGAGGATTCAAAGATTGATTGTGCTTCTTGTACACGGAAGTCAATTGTTGCGGAGAGGATTGATTCTCCTCGGCGTCCTGTGCGGATGTTGCTTCCTGATTCTCCACCGAACTCTGCGGGGATTGCACCTTCAAGACGTTCTTGGCGTTCCAAACGGTCCAAAGCAACATCGGTTTTGTAGCCTGGGTTGATTTGGTATTGCTGGATGTCTCCACCTTTAACCACACCTAACTGTCCTGTTTTGCCGTCAGCGACCTGCATGATTTCTGGGTTTTCACCAGGGCGGGCAACAAGGTATTCGTCAGGGAAAATGCCACGTTCAATAGCAATCTCTGTCAATGCTTGCAATCTTGCACGAGTGAAGTATGTGTTGAGCATACCGTCAAACTGTCCACGAGGACGGTCAAGAGTAATGCGTTGCGGCACGACAGCAAGAGGCATACCAGTGCGGTTGTAGATACGTTCCAGTTCTACAATCTCTTTACCCTGATATTCGTGGCCTGACTGCCAGTCTTTTTTCTCTGTCCCGATAACAGCCATGACGATTTCATCGGCGCAAACATATTCAAGAATGGTGAACGTCTGGTCATACGACAGTTTGCCCATACGGAGTTGCCCGATTACTTGACCTGCGTAGTTGTCCATCAGCCATTTCGCTGACTTCGTGTAGGTGAAGATTACGTTGTCGGGTACTGGGTCGTCTGGGTCGTCACGGAAAGAAGGGAAGGTGTCCAATGGGTTACGGACGTGCCACTTAGGTGTGAGTGTTTTGAAGTCTGGTTTGATGATGACTGGTGAGGATGAGTATGCGAGAAGGTGGCGGCTTCGGCGGCGCATCTTCATGTTCATACGGTTAGCGTCCCAGATAGAAAGCATTGCTTTCTTACGGTCACGAGCAATGTTCATGCTGCGTTCCTGTCCATCTTTCAGTGGTGGGAAGTACGGCATTGGCATAGTGGACGCCACACGGGTAGACATCTGGTCTAGACCCTGGGTCAAGAGTGAAGCAACAGAGGAGACAGCGTTACGGTCAAGTTCGTTTAACGGTACAACAATGTCGCCGTTGGCGTGGTCCCTTACTTTACGCATTTGCGCCAAGATAGGGCCTTGTGCGGTGACTCGCTCTTTGTAGAGTTGATGGATTTCTTCTACGGTAATTGCCATGACGGGTTTAACTATACATCATTTCACAGCCATGATGGACGCCACTGGCGGGGTGGCAGTTTGAACTGTGACAAGTTCGGGATATTCAAAGCAGCCATCCACATAGACATAACAATGTCTGTGCCGTTCTTTTTGTCACGGGTCCACTTAGTTAGTTCTTCTACAGCAGCGAGGGTTTTCCAGTTGCCACGCATATGAGGGAGACGAATAGCGCCTGTACGGAACAATGGTGGTAGTAAAGCCTCCACGCCCATTTTCTCGTCCAGTTTGTTACGGGACGTGGTGTGTGGAATGACGTTTACGCCCATACGGGTTTGCCATTTCCGCACAAAGTCGTGCGCTAGAAGGAATCGTTGGGCTGCGTTGATTTCTACTACCCAATGTGAGATGGGGTAACCCATACGGAAGGAGCGTTCTTGCCAGTCTTCCATGATTCCTGTGTATTCACCTGTGGTGGTGTTGTAACCCAACAGGTCTTCGGCGGTTAGTTTGCACCGTTCAATGTCTATAACGTGGTACAGGTTTTGGTTGGGTTGGTACAGAATCCATGTGAGCGCCCAGAACATCGTTGGGGAGGGGTCCACCGAAACAATGGACAATACGGGCGGTGCCAAACCAGCAGGTATCTCCCCATGTCCCCGTTCATGGTCAATACATCCTGGATATTGAACACCATCTTGTCCGAGTCCACCGTGAATCCAGGTTTTGTCAATGAGGTACGCATCAAGGTCTAGTTCTCCTTGTTGATATACAACTTCAAAAACATCAGGTTTGTTGTAACGAATAAAGGATAGGTCTTTCCAGGGGAGACGTTTGGGGTCTAGGAGTGGCCCGTCTGGGTAGGCGGGTGCGTCAAATCGGCGGGATTCTTTCCCTGTGTCCAACTCTGGATAGTACGCCTGATAAATGATGTGTTTGTATTTGCTGGATTTGAGGGGTTCCATCGCATTGACCTGTTCAGGCGTAGTGACATCGGAACCGTCATAATCCTCATCATCCAAATCATAGGTAACTTTTGCGAGGCAATGTGCGTATAGGTCGCCTGGTCCGAGGCGCTGCCCAACAACAGCCAGCAACCCTCCTGGGTCGCAACGTGCTTCCGCCACGTTGTCCCATCTTTCAAGAAGTTTGTCACGGGCGACAGATTCACGGGCGTTGTCTGGGGACGCAACATCGTCAAATAAGCATAGGTCTGCACGGTGTCCGATGAATTCTGCTTCAATACCGTAAGCACGAACTGTAGGTTCTTTGTTATCAAGGCCATTCCCATCTAGTTGTTCCACCACAAATTCTTCGGCTCGCCATAATGCGCCTTTATCTGTGGGTTTGAATCGTCCATAGTCTATGGATAGGCATCCTTTGGCGTTTTGTGCCAGCCCTTTAGCGACCAGTTGTGGGTCTGGTTCTATCGGCATAGGACGTTCTAGGGTTTCACGGATACGGCGGGAGTACATCTTCGCCATATTTTGCGATACCGAGCCAATCATCACACGAATTTTGCGGTCACGAACGATAGCCCATACAGCAACATCGTGGAACAGGGTGGATTTGCCTGCGCCTGGGGGGACGTTGACGACTACGAATTCTTTTTCTTCCGACTCCAACAGTTTTACAAGTTCAAGTGCGGCTTCAACCTGCCACGGAGAAGGAACACGCCCCAAATAGTATTCACGAAAGAACGCAAAGTCCTCTTTACCTCGTTTTGCTTCTTCACATAACTGGTCATCACCAAGAGCAGACGGCAATTCAATAGCATCCATAAACGAGTTGTACTCGTCACGCTGTCTACCGCCCTGGTCACGGACGTGTTTCTTCGCTGTGGCCTCTGCCGCATCAGCAGCAGCCTGCGCCGCTTTCGCTTTCTTCAACCATTTAGAACCAGTATTGACGTGTACACCTGCAGTTCTAGCGGCTTGGGTAATGGATTGGCCTGCGGAGATAGCAGCAAAGAATTTTGCTTTATCTGCTGGTGAGACTGAACGTTTTGTTCCCATGAGTGTTGCAAATAGTACCACACCCCTGTAGAGTTGGTGCTGAAATAATTATTTGCCAAAATAAATTTCAACCTATATAGTGTTAGTAGAGAAATAACGAAGCAGTAACGGCGGGACTGCACAAACCAGCGACTAAGGCGTCCTACACAAGGGCATCGTATCCAACTAAACCTTCTAAACACAGCCTTGAAAACTGTGGGATACGGTGAAGATGCAGGGACATTACGGCGCAGTTTGAACCACAGGTTTAGGTGGTCGTGGGTTCGGCTCCCATCTTATTTTTCTGCTACACTATGTAGCGCAACAGAGCAAGTCCCCCACGATGGGAATCGTTAGGGCAAGCAGGGCTGTACCTCATTTGCACGAGGCGGGGCGTTTAATACACGGGAACGTGGGTTGATGTTTCCTGCAACCAAGCAAACATTAAGTAGTTGATTGCCCCTGTTGCGTAAGAGAAACAAGCAGCGTCATCAACGTCATATGATGAAAACATGGTGTCGGCTAGAATTGCCACGGCGACCAAGAACATATTGTTCTGAACTGTGGGGGAGGCTATCTAGATTATCTGTTGACCTGTTCCGCTTCGCTGTCGCTTGCGGCTGACGCCCTCACTACGTTCGGTTGTCGGCAGAGAAAACATGAACAAGCGTGATGCCCAGGTCCACCTCGGAGGGTTACTTTTCTTTTTTCTCTTTTTTTCTTTTGAGAATATTCAACTGCTCTAGAAGAAGAACCTCACAGACGTTCGGCCCGCCCAGACATATGTAAAACACGGACAGCAACCCACCCCATTCCAGAGCCAACCAACTTGCCAACCACACACGTCAGACCCCACCAACAACACAACACGGCACACACCAAAAGAGTGAAACCATCCCTCTCTGATATATACATACATAGCGCCCCCGTAGCCTCGGCAGACCCCCAGTTGCGGTAGGTTTTCTACCTACTAGACGGTAGGGACATTGCGTTACGCTACCCAACCCGAACAAATGTTCGCTAACTGTTGCTAGCACCCCCCACCACCCCAGCAAGCACCACGAAAAGTCACAGACTGCCGACCAACAGTCAGAACGTAGACTGTCCGCCTAGAAATAATGAGAGTGGTTGGGAATGAGAATGGGTGGGAATGGGAGCAGTCGGTGTCTGTTGGTTGTGGCAGCGGGGCGCTGGTGGCGAACGTGTGTTCTGTGACAAGTGTCACATAGAAAAGGCTTGACAGGGGGGTAGGGATTTTGTAACGTAGTAGGCATAGAGGAACGGGGCAACCCGAACTAGTAGATAGAGAATGTTTCACGTGAAACATTCAGAGAGAAAGGTAGAGAGAATGGCAACAGAGAGGTGCGAAGTGTGCGGTATTAGTTGGGAGACATACGAGGCAACCCAACCAGACTGCGAGGGTGGCGAGGAGTGCCACGATTGGGAAGACTCTATGAATGATGACGAAATGCCAGAGGGTGAGAACGTCATTATCGGCGGGCAGAGCGCCTACAAGGTGGGCGGGTTCATTACTTGGGATTAGCCGAAACGCCTACGGGCGTCTACGGGGGATAGTCTCCCCGTACTGACGAGGCAGACAAATAGAAAGGGTCAGATAATGAACACAACAACAGCGGACAAGTGGCAACACTTTACAGATACGGAAATAGACATTCTGTATTCGGCGTTAGCCCTCTACCGCAAGCAATGTCACAAGGTAATCCAACAGCAGGCGCACAAGGTGGCAGACGATTTGATTGCCGACCTAATCAACATTCCTAGAAAGGGGAACTAATGGCAACGAAATACAGGGCTATCTTTTACATACAAGATAGGAACGGCTACAAGTGGGCGGAAACTACTACCCCACTATGGGACACATACGAAAAGGCGGATAGCACCGCCCGACAGTATGCGGACATCATCAACGGGGCTACCAGTCATAGGGTAGTGACGGGCTACGCAATCAAAACCACAGAAAGGGGCGAGCAATGAACAGAAACGACAACGTGACCGAACAGGAACTAGAGAACTATTACAACCTGAAATGGGCGCTAGCAATCCTGCGTAGGGTTCAGTCGGGGCAGGGTCGCCACGATTGGGAGTTACCTTACGCAATCAGACGGCTAGAACGGTTACAGGCAGGCATTACAGACAAGTGACAAGTGTCACAGGGTTTATGGGTTGCCTATTCTCCCCGACTGTGTTACGGTTGGGGGGAGTGGGGAGAGCATAAGGCTATTCCACAAATAGAAAGGGGCAGAAATGCCAACAGAAAACAAATTAGAGAGAGTGACCCTCTCATATCACCAATCAGTAGAAACAAGGTTCCTACCAAATACTCGCCGTATCAAGGTTGTGGCAAGCGGTGGGGTGACTAAATCCTACGTATGGAATGACGCCCTAGACGTGGCAGAAAATCACGCCCGTGCTATCCAACAATTCCTAGATTTTATGGAATGGGGCGGTACCTACACTATCGGTTCTAGTGTTTCGGGTCGGGGTTATGTCGCCGTAAAGGTGGGCGCATAATGGAAACCTACACCGTGACAAGAGACGGGCGTACCCTCGCCACAGTCCCAACAGAGAGCGAGGCGTGGCGCTGTCTCCACAACATACAGGGACAGAGTATCGGTCACGCCGTCACATACGAGGGCTACGACATCATCTACCCCAACGGGGCGAAACTATCCACCTACTACAAGAGAACAGGGAACAACTAATGAGAGTGGCATACAAAATCCACAAGACAGGCACACCAAAAATAGCCAACGACAGGGGGCGTCTAGTCCCTGCGGGGTTGTGGTGGCACGGCGCAGAATGGGGCGGAACAGATAACGCCCTTATCTATGACACCAAAACTACTGCCCAACCATTACCAACCTATGGCGATTGGGAATGGGTAGAGATTTATCTCAACGAAACAACAGAGGGGAACAACTAATGGCAACGCTCACACAACAACAAGTGGACACCCTAAGGTATGTCTGCGACCTAACAGAGACGGAACTACGAGCCTATTCAGGTCGGGCAATGTATGGCGAGGTATGTCTAGGGATTGTGATAGACGGGGCAGGCGACCTATTCGCCCTCGCTCTAGAAATACAACGGCAAGACCCCGACCTAGCGGTTCTGTTAGTAAACCAATGTTGCCGTACGGACAGTATGGGTAGCAGAGAGATTGTCTATTGGCAGTATGTCAAGACGGCAGGGACAGATTTAGACGATAACGAGGAGGAGGACTAATGACTACCACACAGATACGGCTACTACCTGAAAAGGTGACAGAGTATGTCCGCTACGTCATCACCTACGAGGAAATCGGAGAACGCCACAAGGCTAACGCTGGTCGGGTTCTGCGGGAGATGTGGGAGGAACTAAACGCCTCGCCGTTCTACCCGCCGACAGGTTTGGATTGGGCGGAAATTGTGGCGGATTGGCAGGGTGGATACATTCACGACCCTGCTATGACTACGGCACAGATACTTGACACCGTGCGTGATGTGGCTAATACTTACCTTGACCAATGGGAGACAGGGGAGTGTGTGTCTTGCGGGTCGGGCGGTTGGGTGAACCCCAACGGCGAATGTTCGGATTGTGAATAGAGAAAGGAAACAACAATGAGTCAGGAAACAGTAGTCGGGTTATGGGTTATCACGGCACCGCTAGTAATCTTTATTGGTGATGTCTTGTATAAGGCTATGAAAGAGTATCGGGTGGAGCAGAGGCGGTTGTCTCGGTCTAATCACCCAACAAGTAAAGGTCTGCCTCGCAAATAGGCGGGGTTAGAGAAAGGGAAAACAAAATGAAAAAGCAACAACTATTAGAAATCCTTAGCGAGATTGGGGACAACGAGGAAATCGCTGTACCTATCATCTGGACTAAGCAAGACGCCGAACAACTATTTGATGTTGTTCTGACCGATACTGAATGGTCTAGCGTTGTGGATACATACACCAATGGTGACTATCACGACAGCGAGGCTATGGAGTCTGCGGTAGAGGCTTTCTACAAGGCTGATAAGTAATAGAGAAAGGGAAAACAAAATGGAAATGGAAATGTGTGTGGCTTGCCACAATGTAGAGACAGAGGACAGTCTGTGTGATGACTGTTTCGCAGAGTTACCTATGGATACTTGGGTGACTGTTACAGAGAAAGGGAAATAACAATGGAAACAAACCGATACCACCTTGTCACCTTGACGGTGACATACAGGGTGGAAGAAGCAAAAAATAATGATGAAGCAATAGACATTGCGGTGCGTACTATCCAGCCACCAACAAACCTTGACGGTGTGGTGTTGGAAGATTATTGCGATTGGTTCTGTTCACACATTAGCGAAACAGAAGAAGGCATTGAGTGTCTATCTATTACAGAGGAAGGGAAATAACAATGGAAACAACAACATTCAACAACTACACAGAGGAACAGGCGCTACTGCTTGTCTCCAAATTCGCCCAACGTTTTGGGTGGAAGTACACAATGTTTACTCGTGATGATGTGCGACAGGCAATCATTGACCATTGCGGGGAACGCCCAACACTTGACCTACAAGTGGACAAGGTAATGGCGACCCGTATGTGGGTCAAGACATTAGAGGACTCTATTATCCGTGAGGGTATGGAATGTATCTATGACGCCGTGCGTGAGGTTGAGGAAAAGGTGACGCTGTGAGTATGACAGATAGCAAATACGCAGTAGCACATAGAGTCACATTCGTACTGCCATACGCCACCCTTACTACGGTTGTGTATGCGGTAGATGAAGATGAGGCTTTTGAGAAGGCACACCAATTCATTAGAGATGAATACGGCTGGCAACCTGAGATGTTCGCACAGGACATTGACGTAGAAAGAGAGGAACGATAATGACTGAGTTGGTACGACCATTAGACGCTATGCCGTTGCGAGTAAAAGCGTTCGCCCGACTATGGGCTATGAAATGGATAGCAAAACACCCCGACTGGGCTGACTCAGGTGGAACGTATGAAGACCACTGGTATCAGTTCGGTGACTACGACCTAAACCTGTGGTGTGAAGATGGTCGCCTGCGGGTATCGGCCTATGCGCTCTACAAAGACAATGAAGATTTGACGACTGACCATTCTGATTGGGTCACGATTGTAGATAGGGAAGGCTGATGAATAAGACATACGAGATTGAGTACGTCGGTATCCATACTGAGGTCGTACACCGTGAGGTTGTCACCGTTGATGGGCGTTCCGCACGACAGAACCGTGTCCCAACCTGTCTTATTGAGTACGCCGACCACTATGCTAAAACATTTTGGAAGGCATACAAGTATGAGATTAGCCTCTATAAGCCACCGCACATCACCGCCTCAGGCGTACAGATTGGGGTAGCGCACCTCGTCTATACAGGGATAGTGGATGAAAACTGTTAGGTATTTGACAGGGACACTACGCACAATCCATAACACCAAGCAGGCTGAGAAACAGGTCAGGTTTATCATCAAGAAACGTTATGCCCCACGCCCTATGTTCTACCGTATGACCCTGTGGGGTTACGAGTGGGACAGGAACCGTGACAAGGCTACGGTGTTCCCCAATCGGAGATTGTTAGACGCCGAGTTGGTCGCTACCACTATGGCTATCTATGACCATTATGAAATAATACAAATCTGAGTTGTGTTACACTCAGTAGTGACCCTCGTGTGATGTCCCCCCTTCCGTCACACGGGGGTCACTTGTATGTACGGACAGGTGTGGGGGCGTACTCTAACTGTCCTCGTTCACGAGGGGATAAACCCCCGAACATTCCGAAGCGGGAACGTTGCCCTTTCTCGTGTTCCATAGCATATGCTAAGCACTGCGTTGTTACTTCGCATTGACGGCAGAACTCACGGGCTTTGTCATACACATTGTCTTGACCCCCTGGGTTGTCGGGGAAAAAGATTTCTGTTGGCACTCCACGACAAGACGCTTTCTCTTGCCAGTCGGGGCGTTCCAAAATCATTTACGTTTCCTTCTAGTTTTCTTTGCCTCTGCCTGTTCTGCCAGCGCCTTACTTGTTTTGTTGGTGTGGCAGATACAGGGGCAGGTGTCGTGGATTTGTTGCGACCATTTCGTGACGGCACCAAGAAATGTTCCGCAGTGGTTACAGTCGGGGTGCTTACGGGGGAAATCCATAAGCCCTTCTCTGTCAATGGTCACGTTCTACTTCCGACATTGGTGTGTCCTCTGTGTAGATACGGACTACAAGGATACAGGGGTCGCCCCCTTCGTCCCATTCTTTTTCTTCCGCTTCGGATTGGGGTACACCTTCGTGGGTGTCACACGCTATGCGTGAGCAGAACCCGTGTTCCCTGCCGATTGCTATCCATTCGTGTAGTTCCATTACAGACCGCACATCCCTTCACATTCTTGATTGAATAAAGACAAGATACCTTTTTCTTCTTTGGTTCTTAGGTCAGCCTCAGCCAACGGCACCTTTGACTGGTGTAGATACGGAGTCCCACGGTAACGGGCAACTAGATGTGGCAGTGTGCGTAAAGCATTATCAAACTCCACAGCATCAGCCCATTCTTCTTCGTTCTCCCGTAACGCCCGCCATTCGTCAGCGTTCTTGAAAGGACACCCAATGCAGGCGGAACGAGGGGGGAGTGCGTACCCTTTTTCGGCGCACCAATCCAAACAATCTTGTCTGGTGATGCGCTTGTCAATCAGTGGGTATTCGTGTTGTATCCACGAGAACTGTGGGTCTTTGATGCGTTGCACTTCGTCCCAAGAGATACCGATAATGGTTGTGATGCGGTGTTCTTTGCAGCGTTGACCTGATTTCAGACCAGCCAGTTCTCTTTGCTTCTTCATCAGTGGGGCAAGTTTGTATTCGGCTGTGCATTGACGGCGCACCATACCTTTCTTGCCGTCCTCACCAATAAGGTGCAATGGCATAGAGGCGTACCGTTTCCCGTCAGTCAGGAAATCTTCCCTGATGTTTCCCTTTGACACCATATGGAATGGCATCTTTGCTTCTTCCATTAGCCCTTTGAGATAGTCAAGGTGTTTGTACACAGCCTTTGGTTCCCAGCCTGTGTCGGCAAAGATAACGTGGTCGGCTCGTTCTACTTCACCGTGCAACATCATCAGCAACAAGGTGGTTGATTGCACCCCTGCCCCCAACGATAAAACTCTTAGAGGGTATTCACTCATTGTCTTTCCTTTCGTACCACCAGTTCAGTGCTGTCGCAACCAGTACACAGTACAGGAGTATGAGTATGGGTGCGTACAGGAAGAACACTAGAATGGTTCTTCGTCCGACAGTGCTGGCATTTGCTTACCGATAAAGCCTGTCTGCGCCATTACCTTTTCGGTTTGGTCAGCAACCCAAGCGTTCCAGCGGCAGGAAGCACCAACTTCGTCTGCGATTAGTTTGCGGGCGACACCTTTTGTGCCGTCTTTCTTGGTGTATTCCTCTTGCTCAAAGCGACCCGTGATGATGACGCTTGTGCCTTTGGTGATGGTGTTGGCTACGTTCTCTGCGAGTTTGCCGAACACCATAATGTCCCACCAGGTTGTTTTCTTTTTGTCATCTTTGCCGTAGTTGTCTGCCACGGTGAAGGTGAGTACGGCGTTTCCGCCTTGTGAGAAACGGAGGTCTGGTTCTTTACCGACTGTTCCGTGTACGGTTACATTGTTCATTTGTTTCTTCCCTTCTAAGGATTGAATAGTGGCAGTGGTACATCTACCCCTGACCAGTTTACTTTGTTCACGATGTTTATCAACTTTGGTGTATTTTTATCGGGTCCGAAAGCCAGATAAGTTCCATCAACAGAGTCAACACCCCATTGTTTTGCTAACAACATTCGTTTGAAAGAGTTTACTCTACCCATATGTACCCATATGGATAAAGATTTTGCTTTTTGGCACATTTCTTTTGCTGTGTTTGACAATTTGAATTCTGTTGTGCCTCCAATAAACAAACATCCCATTGTTTCCCACGGGATTGTTGCTTCTTCTGCCCCGTCTTGGAGAACAAACGCTGGTTTGTACCCCAGGTCAGCAACCGTTTTATAATAGTGGTTCCATCTTTCAACAGTCTTATCGTGGTCTGCGACCACATCGGGAACCGTGGCAAATAAAGCATCCTTTGGATTGTCAAAACTTTTAAGCCACGAAACCCACACGTTTTCGTCCCATTTCTCAGCGAAGCACCCGTTATCAGCAGCCCAAGACCACTGATACGGGGACGCTTTCGTGCTTCGTTGACTAAATGGTGTAAGCATCATTCCTATGCCATTATCTTGTAATGCTTTTTGGATTTCAAGATTTGAAGGCAGGCATCCGCTTAGATAAATCATTCGCAATCCAAATCAAAACACCACCGACTAAAGCCATTTGTGTTTTGCCGATAACCTGACCTTGCCAATACTGGGTTGAGCCAAAAGCAATTTGTAAGAACACGAACGAGTCAATGACCCCGCCAATAAAACCTGACGAGACTACAGCGCCAACTAGTGTTTTTTCTTTGAGGTTTGAATACACCAAAAAGTCTGCCAGTTCACCCAATGCGAAGGCTACTGCGCTGGCAATGGCTACGGCAGGGTTGATGAAGTACGACAGAAGGACACCAACACCCATAGCCTGCAATGTGGTTGTCTTGCCATATGTGTTTTGCACAATGTCACGCATAAACATCGCAATGCCAATCATCAGAACACCTGATGGGGCGTTGTACCCAAACCCTACTGGGATTGTGTGTGGTCCTCCTGGAAAAAATTGAGTTCCTACATTGGAAATCATCCAGTTGGCAATGGGAATTGTCGCTAAGTACAAACTGATTAGTGTGATTTTCTTTCTCATTTTGTTTCTTCCTTCTTTGGTTGGAGATTTACTATCCGCATCGCCTTCTTTGGGCAGGGGTGTTGCGGTGGGCTTGTCAATGTCACATACGTTGTGACTGACACATTGCAAGATGGGCAGTACCAATCTTGTCTGAGACTTATTCCCTTCATTGCGCTCATGCTAGCACCTGTATTTCCATCGTTGTACTTTGGGATGTTTGGATTTACACACTAGGTCTTTGAGTCCGTTGCAGTTCGCTTTGATTGCGCCCCAACCCCACGGTCCGACAGGGTAGGTGTAGATGTTTCCTCGCCAGTGTCCTTCCCAGGCTATGTTGTCCACGACACGGGCTTGTTCCAGTGAGGTTAGACCTTTGGCTGAGGTGCGGTTTGACCAGCGTTGCCAAGTGCCACGGGCTATCCCGAACATTGAGGTGTATGTGCGGGTGGAGTGGTTGATGTTTGACCCTGTTTCGCATTGTGCTAGTCGGCGGTAGAAACCCCACGGCATGACCAGTTCTTCGCCGTATGCGCTGGCTTTGGCGGGGGCTACCGATACTAATAGCAGGGTAGTGATGAACATAATTTTTCGCATAGTGCCTCCTTTGGGTTGGCTTTGCGTCCCTCTTTCTCTGACGGACAGTCTAGCAGTTAGTCGTAGAGTTCGTTTGTTTGCAGGTCTTGGACGTGCTGTGGATAAAGTAGGAACCCTCGTGCTGGGTTGTCTGAGTTGGGTGCGAAGTCCCGTTTTTCTAGGGTGTAGTAGTTGTGTCGGAGATAGTTCTTCATTCGTTGTACAGATACGATTATGAAACTGTCGGGTGCGAACCTGTACGCCCACCATTGTGCCTGGGTGACGTTGATGCCTGATAGTTTCCAGCCTTTACCGCCAGGGTTTTGTTCTGTTTCCACAGCCATACGCCCATTACGGTAACGGTCAGCCTTTACTTCTACGGTTCCGAGATTGAAAGCGTTGAAAAAATCAATCAGGTTTTGTTCGCCTTCGTGTCCGTACTCTAGGTCGGTCTTGAAGTCAAACTTAGGGTTGTAGCCTCCGATTTCCATACCTACGCCACGTCTTCCCTGCTGAAACAGTTGCGGTAGAAATCTTGACCCCAGATTTCAATGGGGTGGTAGCCCAGGGTGATTGCCCATTTGTCTGCGTTGTACAGTTCTATACCTTCGTCACGCCATCGTGATTTTATACTGGCTTCTACTGCTGTGGTGCGTCCGTCTAGGTCTAACCTGCGTAGTAGTGGTGTTGCGTCTACTCGTAGTCCTGCGTTGATTTTTTCTCTGCGGTAACGAAGACGGTATTCTCGTGCGTCTGTTACACAGATGTCGCAACGGCAGTGGTACTTCAGGTAGGACGAACGTCCGTGTTTTATTTCTCTGGTTGGTTTAGTTTCAGCCATTGGTCTATTGCTTCTCGTTCTCGTGGGGTCATAGCACCGAGTCGTTCAAAGTCTGAGATGTTGTAGATACGGTTCATCAGACATTCAAAGAGGGTGCGTCCTACTTGTTCTAGTTCATTCACCACGCACCGCCTTTTGGTATGCTTCGCACTCCCAACAACGGCTAATCAAAGCGCAGGTACGCCCATAGTCGTGTCGTGAATGGAACATATCTGCCACCTTGCGCCACTTATCACGTTCTTCTGTGACCCGCATAAGTTCAACCTGCAACTCCCTAATCACTGCGTCCTGTTCCATCAGTAACCTGCCTGCTTCAACAGTTTCACCATTTCCTCAAAGCGCATAATCGCATACTGCTCTGCACCAGTGGCGTGACCCTGACGTTTCACGACCAGCACACCGAAGTCAGCGCCAGCATTGATACGTTCCTGTTCTGTTTCTGAAAGCCAGGTGGATAACTCGTGTCGTTTCGCAGCCTTACATTCAAAGACGAGTGGTGCGCCAGCGTTGATGTCGCCTTTGTCTAGGTTGCCGTGTAATGCTCGGCGTTCCGCATAAGGGAAGCCGTTGTCACGGAGGAACCTGGCGATTAGGGTTTCAAAGGCTGTGCCTTTAGAACGGCTCTTGGACATTTTCCCACGCCTCCTGAATCAACATTCGTAACGCTTGTGATTTGCTGACACCACGAGACAATGCGATTGTTTCAATCTGTTGGAACTGTTTACTTGTGACCCGTAAACCAATGAAGCGGGTTGATGCCACTTCACCTTCGGGGTCTACTGTTTTCTTAGCCGACATTACTGTGCCTTCTTCGCTTCTTGGAAAGCCTTACGCAAAGCGTTCAGGTCTTTCTGTGTAGCGAAACCAAACTTCACATTGGCGTCACGATAGATGGTGATAGGGCTGAGGTTCGCTTGGGTGCAAGCCTTGTTGAACGCTTCAATCTGTTGCTCTGTCAATGGTGCGTCAGGGTTTAACGCTGGTTCTGTTGGCTTTTGTTGTGGCGTTGGCTTTGCGGGTGTGGGCTTTGGCGCTGGCTTATCACCATCAAGGTCTGCCCACTGGTTCTTAGTCCACAAGTTCAGTGAGATACCGAAACGCATAGACGCATTACGAAGGAAGTCACCGATAAGTTCTTTGTCAAGGTCTACCTTGTCTGCTTTGACTGACCCGACACCAAGCATTTCTTTGCCGTGTACTGTGAGCCAGCCCCACATAGTTGCCATACCGTTCTCAACGTGGATAGCGGGACGTCCATTCACCCAGCCACAGGGTTCCCATGACCAGTATGGGTCAATCTCAATGAGGATACGGGTGATGTCTGCGTGACCTACGAAGTCCAGTTTCACTCCACCTTTGGGGAGTTGCTGAACGATTGATGGGTCTGGCTTGGCGTAGTCCTTGAGGATGTTACGCAGTTCTTTTTCTTTATTTGTTTCCATTGGTTGTACCTTTCTCGGTGTTTGATATGTGTAAGTGATGTGCTGTTCGTTGTATTTCTTTTCGTCCATTGTTACTCCCCTTTCAAGCGAAGTGTTCTACTGGTTGATGTCTTAACATACTTGTCGTATGTGTCAGGGTTTTCTGCTTGGAACTTCTTGGCGTCAAACCAGTCCCGCTTGTATCCCTTCCACGTTGCTACGACAGTGCCGTTGATTGTGGCTGTTTCATTTGCCCCAATCAGTTCACACAACTCAGCCTTCAAACGGTCCTCCATCTGTTTATAGGATGCAAGTTCACTCTTGACGTGTTTGAGTTGGGCGATTAAATCCGCTACTGATGGTTCAAGTTCAACAGGGTTTGAATCTGTTTGTTGGTAGCGGGTAGAGATTGATTCATAGGAGTACACAACTCCTGGTGGGTCAATGCCGAGAGCGATGTTGTTCAGCCATGCTGCTGTGGCGTTGATGTGTTCTTCTTTCTCCTCGTCTGTGACGTTCTGTTCTACAAGGGTGAGGCGAAGTGTGTTGTCAAAGATTGCCCAGGTCACACGAGTGGCGTCTGAGCAGATTGCTTGCTGTACACCCTGGATACGCCAGTAGTCGGGCAGTGTGCCTGAGTATTCACGGCTTGTTGTTTTTACTTCAAGGATGTGTTTGGTGTCTTCGTTCCAGCCGTCAAGGGTGGAGATGAGGTGTGACCCGTTGTCATCGTCATAGCAGAACAACTCGTCAGGGGTGACGAACTTGATTCCGAGACGGTCACCTGCCCATTGGATGATGGTGTCTTCTAAACGGTTGCCTGTTTCCATTGCAGCGTTAGGTGGGATTGGTGTTGGTGCTACGCCTGACAGTAGTTCTGCTGCGTATACGTCTTGCTTGACGAATGGGTGCAGGCCGTAGATTGCTGCGGCTGCTGATGCTGAGATGCGGCGGTTGCCGTTGTCATCTTCGTAGCGTTGGTTCAACCATTCTTGTGAACCGTGTGGTGCTTTGGCAATGCGGTAACGCTTGTGTGCCATGTGGGATTCCCCTTCCTTCTGTGTTGTACATATGTGCTATGTATAAAACACCATACAGGAAGGTTGTGTCAATTGCAAGGGGTAAGCACAAAAGTTTTTCTGACCATACCGACAGGGATATGGAACAGGTGGATTCCTTCACCTTCGTGGTACGACTGGAGCAGTGTGACGTGGTGTTCTTTAGCGCCTGGTTCACCAACAGGGATGAGGAAACCTACGGTTTGTACGAGGGTTTCGCCGTCATCTTCTACTTCTTCTAGTGATAGCCAGCCTGGTTCACCACCGCAGGCGTCTGCCCATTCAATGAGAACGATTGCATAGTTATTGTTCGTCATCTGCGGGTGCGCCTTCTGTGCGACATTCAGGACAGTATCTTCCTTGCGACTGGTGCCAAGCCTCACCGCAGGTGGGGCAGACGTAGATGTGAGCCAGAGATGTCATGGTCTGATTGTACTATGCGGCTTGGTGGCGGGCAATCAGGCTGTCAATCGTGTTAATAAGGTTGACCAGTTCTTGTTCTTCTGGCCCACGAACCACGACTTTTATTAGGAAATGACGGATGGAAAGCAGTTGTGTCAGAGTCATAGGACCCGACAGAGTATCACTTAGGCTTAGTGATGTACGCTTCTACAAGCGTCAAACGATTCTCAATTCTGTCCAGAGAATCACGCACCGAAGACCCGCTATTGGGCTTCATTTGTTCCTCAACAAAGTCAATAGTTCGTTCTAGTTTCTGCCCCCATTTGTACACAGGGTAAATCACAGCACGGTGGATAACACCGAGGGAAACGATTGCGCCCGCAACCATCCCCAACCAATCAACGGGACTCACTCCCCACCGTCACAATACTGCCAGTGCCAAGCCTCAAACTCAGGAGACTTAGGGTCAGAACCCTGCAAATAGAAACCATAGGTGGGAGCGTTCAAACACATCCACTTAAACGCTTTCTTTGCTGATGCCATACCAACAATGTTTCCGCCCTTGCCCTCTACCGCCAAGTCAATAGCGAGGCCCCAACCGTGGTTAGAACCTGACTTACCTGTTGGGTCTGGCGCTGCTGATGGTGCTTTGCCTTTCTTCAGAATCCACGTCTTGCCGTCATACTTACGGGTCACAACCTTTGGCTTCTTCAAACGAGGGTCGTTTGGTTTCGCTGGTTCATAACGGTCAAGGAACATTTGCAACTGCCCATCAAACGAACGGTAATCACCAATGTTTCTGAGGGTGATTCCTGCTGCGAGGGCTGCGTCATACATCTTGTTGAACTGTTCGGCTGCAGTCTTATACATCTTTCCGCCTGTCTTTACACGTTCAAGCAAAGCCTTGTCAAGTCGTCCGTTAATTTGACCTTTCAAACCTTTCGGCAGAACCAGTTTCTTGTATGGGTATTGCTTTGCCATTTGTTTGTTTCCTTGTTGCTTTTGTTATAAGACGGTGGTATGTTTCTGTTGCCTCTAGCAAGGTCGTTCCCCCCTTTCTCCCTTGCTAGGGGCTTTTACTATTAGTCGTCATCCACGCCAACACCAAAGATGATGGCGACAATCTGTACGAATAGTGTTGCGGCGCTGATGAATAGGGCTTTTTGTAGCACCTCTCCAGACAGGGTAATAAGAACAAATCCTGTACCTGATGCCCATAGCAACAGTGATGTGATTGCTCCTAAATACTTACGCATAGATACCTACCTTACCATTTACGGGCTGTGACTATTGCCGCCCCTAATAAGGTGACGGACACTACGATGAGCGCACGGCGCTGCGAGACAGGGATAGTGGAGCCGAGTGGGACGTAGGTATCTACTGCCCCGCCGAAGATGTTGACCTCGGCTTCAAAGGATTCTCGTACCTCTGCGGGGGCTTCTTGTACGGCTGCGACCAGGGCTTCGGCTTGTTCCTCGGATAGTTCAGTCACGTCTAGGGTGGCGAATACTTCGCTGGCTTCTTCGGCTGTGAGTTCCGCTACGGCTTCAGGGTCGGTTGCTACCGCCACTGCTTGTGCTTGTGTGATTGTTTCGGGTATTGTCGTGGTTGATGTGGGTATTGGATTTAACAGGGTTGTTGTTGTCGGCGGCAGTGTGCTTGTTGTCGTACTGGTGGTGGAAGGAGCAGCAGTCGTAGATGTGGTGGCGAGTTGAGTTGTTGTCGTGGAGATTTCAACGGTGGTTGAAACGGGTACAGAAGAAGATGTGGTGGTCGTTGGTTCCAGTGTTGTTGTGGTGGTTGGTTCTAATGTTGTCGTGGTGGCTCCTGTCGTGGTTACTGCGACCTGAGTGAACGCCGTATCAGGAACAACGTCCCATGTGTCGTTCAGGTTCCACCACAGTTGGACCCAGGCCCCGCCCCCATTCTCATAAAACCACAGTGTTATCTTTTTAGATACCCCCTCTTGGAACGGGACGGGCTGGCTCATTGAGCCGCCACCACCCTTGTCGTACCAGTCAGACGTAACTATCTCATCGTCCAAATACAGGATTGTCCCGTCATCTGCGAGGGCTATAAACCGAATATCACAGGTACAGGGTGCTGTTATGAAACCTTCGTATTTAACTACGAAATCCTCATACATTTGAAACACAGGGGACTGGTCAAAATTTTGATTGATTCCAGAAAATACGGTAACGCCTGCCACCTGCCCTGTTGGGGGTAAAGGTGGGGCGTTGTTGTATCCCCTGTTGTTATAGACCGTGGCAGTTAGCCCTGGTGTTGTATCTGCTTTCGCTCCTGCTGTGGAGAGTAGGGCAGTAGCCCCTATCAGTAGAAGTATGGCTCTAGAGAGCCGAGTCTTCACTGGCCTCACGCTTCACGCCGAACGCTGCGTCTACTTCATGTGCTTCCAACTTGCCGTCAAGTGAGGCTTTGGCGAGATTCACGAGAACGTCTGCTACTGCGTGGAATCCACCGAGGGCTGCTGAGTACCAGAGTGGGATTTGGACATCGGTTGCTACGCCGTTGATGATGCTGGAGCCTGTGATGATGGTAAGGCTGGACATGATGAACAGGGCCAAGATGCGTGATACGACATCTTTAGCAATCTTCAGTGACAACATGAGAGGTTCTCCTATGGGTTGGCCCCTCCTGGCCTACCTATCTTAGCAGGCTAGTCGTGCTTGATGATGTAGTTAACGACCAGGTAAGGCTGGTAGTAGGCTTCTCCACCACCTGTATTGGCGTTGGTCATAGTGACTATGGTGCTTGCTGATGCTGTAATCCCTGTTGCGCCAGAAGGAATTGTGTGGTCGTGGACGCCTAATTCACTGTCTGTGGTGAGGTTGTCAACACCTGTTGCACTTCCACCCGCCGCATATGTTGTGGACCCTGTGTGGGTGTGGCTGGTTGACGAGGTTTGACGTGCATCAGGAAGACCGTGGCTATGGCTTAAATCTTTTCCACCAGTCTTGCCACTGTGACTATGTTCTGGGTCGGTAATAGTTACAGTTGT